TTCTGTAAATTACCGGTATTGAACGGAAATACCTGTGCCTGTACCACTTCGGTATGTAATGCCTCTGCTGTCTGCTCTAATGCGGTAACTTGCGCATCTGATAATTTTCTTATTGTCGGAAAATTCAATCTCACATTTGAATTAACTCGAATCATTCTAAAAGCACCTCCGTATAATTGACTGTGCCATCGGGATTTCTCGCTTTTCTGCCCTCGATAATTCTACGACTTATTCCAAAGATTTCAGCCTCTCCACCGGAAATAACCGCAAGCGTAGGACAGATATCACCCGAAAATAATGCCGTTCCAGTGATTTGTATCAGCTTTTTCTCTGCTGTAAGCACTGTTTTCGCTTTATCCTGATAGTTGCATTTTCCTACAAATTCGACTGCTTCAAACGGTTCTCCATATTCATTCAAGCCCTCTCGATCAAACTTAAGTACAATATCAATCGTGCACAACCGTTTTGGGACTAGACAAGGATATTTCATTCAATCACCTCGCAAGTCTACAGCATAAACCTGTCTGACATAACATTGAGTACACATCTTTGCGCATTGCAACACCCTTGTCTGTAAATACATTCCATGATGCTCCAAACTGCGCAGATACACCGTTGATGCTATATCCAGACAGTACGCTTTCAATCATATCTGCATTTTCATACTCAAATTCTGCTTGTTTACAGACTACTTCTTTAATAATTTCTTGCTGGAACTCAGTAAGATTAGAAAATCCCTGACTTACAATTCTGTTATAAGTCAGGGAATCAATATGCCGTGATGCCTGTAGCAGTGCTTTCTCTGCACTGCCCTCAGGTATCACACTTCCTTCATAGCAATCTGTATAGTACGCTTCTGAGACGTAACTTTTATAATTCATCTTATTCTCCTGCGTATTCTACTGTATCTGTATCTACATATACACTGTCTACCTTGCCATCTTTTCCGTTCGGGAATACAAATGTATCAGACAGAGAACGATTCTGATACAAATATCCATCTCCTTCGGTATGACTTCCTGGATTGAAAAAGTAAATACTTGAAATCTTCGGCACGGTTTTGCATGTTTCTAAGCAAGCAACTAAGACATTGATTTTATGTGCACCAGTTACAGCAGGAGAAGAAGTTTTTTTCCTTGGTTCAAATCCACCTGCTTCTGGTTCCCAGTTAAATGCATCATAGAAACGTTCATCGTCGATTACTTCCATTACCGGCACACCGTCGATATCAGTTACTCTTGTTTCAATTCCGATACCGCCTTCTGCAATCTGAGTCAGTTCAATTTTTCGTGTGAACTCAGTAGACTGTTCTAATGCGTCCATGATTGCAGTTGTTACATACATGATAAGTGAGCCTTTTGCTCTGTAACGTCTTAATTTGCCTTTTGCTAAGATATCTTTTAACATGCCGAACGCTTTAGCTTTTGTATATGTTGCAGCAGCCGTTGAGGAATGATATCCATCTGTTTTCTGTGCCACCTGTGCTACTTTTGAATAAAATAAAGCATCTGTTTCCGGCACTACCTGTGTCTTTTCAAATGTTTCAGAAATATTGAAAATTGAAGCAGTTTCATTAGTTTCATCTACATCTGCCTTGTCGACAAGAAATGAAATATCTCTGTCATGAGTTACTGTAAACGGTACATCTGTCTGTACATAGTTACCTTTGTTCCAACCCCCGGTTCTTTTATGATTCTTGTAACCAGTTGTACTCATCTGAGTAAAATGAAATGTCTTTGCTCCGACCCATCTTACATTATCTGTAACAAACGGAGATGTTAATGCTCCCTGAATCAAAATTTCAAGTAACTGCGGATTCCACTGTTCTGCGTAATTTAATGCCATTTTTTATACCTCTCTTAATTCCATCTATTCCAGCGTTTTGACGCCACTGTCGGCTTGCTCTGCGCTGGGTTTTGCGGGTTCTGCGCTGGATTTCCACCGGTACCGATTTGTGTAAATCCTCGCTGTGAGTTCTGCGCCGGTTTTAAACCTGGCACATCTTCTAGCACTTTGTTAAGTGCCTGTGTCATAGCCTCATCATTGATTTTTCCATCTTTCCCCATGACCTGACTTAAATCAGCCATTTTTAAGACATAAGGGATTGTTTTTGCATCAATTCCGAGTGCTACAGCTGCAATCGTTGCAGCAGACTCAATTTTAGCGTTCTGTGCTTCCTGTTGAGCTGCCAGCAAATTATCCTGCATCCCTGCCACATCCGGCTGGTTTGCTGCTTTCTGCTCCTTAAATGTTGCAATTGCCTGCTCTACTTCTTGCTGAGACAATCCCTGCTGTTTGAAATATGCTTTCAATGCAGTGTCCTCTTTCGCTGCCAGCGTTCCTTCTAACATCTGCTGTATTTTTTCATAATCAATTGCAGCAGGCTCTGGCTGCGAATTGCTGTTTGTTCCTGATGGATCAGAAACTTCCGGAGCAGGAGCTGGTTCTGCAAAAAACTGCAAATTCATTTTAAACATTTTCTATTCCTCCATTTTAAGAGTGTCACTCTATTATCCATTGTCATCGGTGTCACCGGTCACGCATCTTTTTACGTCATATCGTGTTTGGACATAAAAATAAGGTGCTTCACCCCGCACCTCAAAGGGAGACAAAAGAATCACCGCCTTTCTATGTGTAACTTACCAGTTTTAAGTACCACAACGTCGCCAATTTTTGCGATTTCATACCCGATTCTCACTCCTTTCAATTGCACTGCTCCATCTACGATTTTGTAGACGAAGTTCACGGTATCGTAATTAATCCTTGCTGCTAGCCAGTCCGGTGCAATCCGGTCCGCATCAGGAGTTACTATGTATCTTTGTCTGTGCTTCATGATTACTCTTCTGTATACTTTGTATTAGTCAGTTTTTTATAAACATCTTCATACATTTCCTGCTTATCTCCG